CGGCGGACGTGACTCCATGAAGCCATGCCGCTGCGCATAAGCAACTGAGAAAGGAATCTCAGAAAGGCTTGTGCGGCCCTCGTCGACAACCTTAAAGTCGCCGTTGTCTTGCTTTTGGTGCAGTTGAAACTCGCCTGGCGTCAGTACACGGATTTGCTCCACTGCCTTCTCGCCAAACTCACCATCAGGCACGGTGACCATCTCAGCTAGCCGCAACTGCGTTAGCACCTGCCGGCCTTCCTGCTGCTCAGCACGCCAACCAAGGATCTGCCGTGGTGTATATGTCACCCAGTAGGGTCTACCCCCATCAGCAGGTGCATCCACCAGTACACCAACGTGGCCATAACGGACCATCTTGCGTGTGGTTTCATAGGTCCAGACGTTTAGGTCATTGCCTTGCAGGTCAACATCAAACAACTGCTCACGGATCACATCTGCTGTGTCGTCAAGCCGCACTGGCTTGCGCGTCAACATGCCAGCCAGCATCCGCTCTAGCCGTTGATAAAACGGTGGGCATACGCTGCGTGCAAGACGATTGTCGTAGGACTCGTCTAACTCGCGCGGCTCTTGCGGCAGGTAACGGCGATGCTTGCGGCGCATCCCATAGGTGCCTTGCAGTAGATCCTCGATCAGAATCCAATGCGGCTCTTGTGCATACCACGCTGTGTTGGCATCTTGCACGCGAGTAACGCGGCGCTGCGCAATAGGCCGGTCGTAGTTATTGAAGCCGGTGTACATTACAGCGCCGCAGTCATGAATGCAGTTTAAGCAGCAGTCAGCGTGATGCTATTGCGGCCAATCTTGATGTCAAACTCAGCGCCGGGCTCGTAACCCATCTCGCGCAGGTAGCCGTCACCAATCTGCAGCTTGCCGTTGAATTGCACCTTTGCCTTGTAGGTCAGGCCGCGGCCGCGCTTTGCTGTCTTGCTGCCTAGGTCAACGCCTTTGGCTTCCAGCAGCGCCTCATAGAACTGCGTGAATGCCACGCGATCCTTGATCACGTAGCCGCAAGCGCGCACCAGTTCGGACTTAGGCGCATTGCCCAGTTCTTTCACCTTGGCGAGTAGTTCGACGCCCTTGAGCATGGGTAAAGTTAATGGTTGGACTGATGGAGTGTAGCTCAATCAACGTCCGCTGCAACCATCAAGCCGCCCAGAAATACCGCAATGAAGAATAGGTAAACAGCACGCGCCAGTAGTGGTCCGCCTAACGCAAAGCCTGCGGCGGCAATGAAATGCACTGCCATGACCCAAATGAAAAACCAAATGACTAGCGCTGCGCTGCGGATGAAAGCCTTTAAGAATCTCATAGTGTTACTTGAACTCATCGCTTAACAAAAGTGCAGTATCGACCAGTTTGCAAAAGTCCGCGACGCAGCAGGCGTGACATACAGTTTTGTCGTTTTCAAGTTGCCATCCATCTGGCGGTCCTTTGTCTTGACCGATAGGACCGCCGCAATCAGCGCAGATCACACCCATTGCTGGATCAGCAGATTTGCGTCAGCGCGGAACGTGGCCGCCACTTCGCGGATCAGGTCACGGGTGATCTGGGTGTTGGCGCGGCGCAGGCTCATCAGTCGGTTGCTGGCACGACCAAAAGCGGCATCGCGCTCAACACGGATCTCCTTGGTGATCTGCTGGCTGCTTTTGCCGGTGTTGCGCGCGGCGCAAGTGCGGCCGAAGTGCACAAGCTCGCCAAGATCAGACTGCATCAGCACTGTGGCTTTCAGGGCTCAATAAATCCGCACGCCGGTCGTGCGCCCAGCACCTGCGTGCAATGGGTTGAACTCACGCCAGACCAAGTAGCCCAGCGCATCGTTCATGTGGTCATGGCCGGCATCCTTGTCGGGGTCGCCCTTGTCGGTGTAGCACTGCAGCTCTAGGCATTCGATCAGTCGCTTGCAGCGCTGGTGAATGGTGAGCCGCACTTGGCCTTTGCCGTTTTCCAGCAAAGCTTGAACAGCAGCCACGCGATCACGGACAGGAGGATTTGCCCGCGGCGACTGGTTTGACATGCCGTAGGACTCCAGGATCTGAATATCGGTCTGGCTTGCGTTGGTGCTGCGGTTGCCGCCGCTGGCATCTGGGTAGATGTAAATACGCCGCTGCGGGTAACGCGCTTGGATCTCTTGCGCCAATGCGTCGGTGTCATGGGCGCCGCTGATCTCATCAATCAGTAGCAGGCTGCTGCCGGTGCGGATGCCGATCACGGCAGACATGTTGCCAACGTTGAAATCAACGCCAATGCGTAACGGCTCGCGGTCTAGGTCGGGCATCTTAGTCGCCACGTGCTTGCCGCGGCTGAAGCGGTCGTAGATGGTGCCGGTGGTGAGGTTGACAAACTCGCCGTCTAGGTAGGCCCGCAACAGGTTTGGGTCGTAGTTGGCCTCTAGCCGCTCAATAAAGTCCGGCGGTAAGTGCGGGTTATCTGCTGACCGCATCTTGATGAGCTTGCGATCGGCGCGTCCTTTGGCATCTTCGCTGCCGAATGTGTTCCACATCCAGCGGAAGCCTTCTGGTGTGGATGCAGCACCAAACTGCCGCACGTTGCCGGACCGCAAGCGGCCAAGGATCTTTGGGAATGCCTTGTTGGCGATAGATGGCGTCACCGTGTCGATCTCATCGGCGAGCACCCAAGCAAGGTTCAAGCCGATAATGCGCGACCAGTTCTCAAAACTGCGGCACAGGATCTTGGTATCACCGCCTGGCAGATGCAGCATGTACTCAGGCAGCGGGCTAGCCCTGAACGTGTAGGGGATCTCGTACGCCTCTAGAAAGTTCTCGAAGTCGTTCTGCCAAATGTCCCGAATCAGCGGGCCAGTCGGCTCCATCACCGCACCAATGAAGCCCTGATTGGCCGCGGCCAGCATCACCGCCTTAGCGCACAGCGCACGCGTCTTGCCGGCGCCGTAACCGGCTGAAATGCCAATAATCTGCGTGTCGCTGTCATCCACAAACGCAAGCTGCCCAGGATGCAGGTCAGCGCGGATGCGTTGCAATAGATCGCCCGTGTCCTCTTGCGTTGCGACATCCATAAACCCAAGCAAGCTGCCGGGTTGGCAGATGCCGGCAAGTAGGCTCATGACATCTCAAACCGCAGCAGCTTGGCCTGATCTTCTAGCGCTTTAATTGCAATGCTGAGGTTACCTTTAGCGCGTGCTTCGCGTTCATAATCCTGCAAGCGAGCGACAGCAGCAGCAAGCCACTGCGGCCGCTCTAACTCTGCATCCAACTGCATTAGTTGGCGGGCACGGGACATATAAAGCTCAGCCTGCCGCTCGGACACTTGCCATGTCTCCGCGGCATAGCGAAGAATTTGCGTCCTGCTGTGAGCACGCAGCAGGAGATCGTAAACGGTGTTTACCCGTTCGTCGATCTCTGTGTTGGTGCTCTTCTTTGCCACCGTTTAGCCCTTAATTTGCACAGGCATTACCAGATAAGTTACACCGTCCGCGCCACTAGGTGTCAGTACCACGGGAGTGGTTGCCGTATTGGCGTGCAGTGTGATGGATTCTGCGGGCTTGAAAGCCTTGATGCCGTCCAGCAGGTAATGGACGTTGAAAGCCCATGCGCCATTGGCAGTGCCTTCCACCTTGAGCAGCTCCTTGCCGTTGTTGGCATCGGCTTCAGCAGTGATCTCAAGGCCACCGCTGCCGGCTGTGAGCTTGACGATGGAGTTGTGCGCATCGGCAATGATGGCGACACGCTCCAATGCACGGGTCAAGCGGCGGCGGTCGGCAGTGATGGTGCTTTTGAACTCAGCGGGCACCAGCTTGGCCACGTCTGGGTAAGTGCCATCCATGATGCGGCTGTAGATGGTGGTGCCATCGCCTGCGTCGATCACGGCTTGGCCTTTGGCAACGGCGATGGTGACCACGCGATCCTGCAGCAAGCGCATGGTGCTGGCTGGTAGCACGAGGTCTAAGCCATCTGGCAGGTCAATGGCGTAACGCATGAGGCGATGCCCGTCGGTGGCTTCCATGTGGCCGCTGCCGAGGTGGATGCCTTGGAGCATCTGTTTGCTGGCATCGGTGCTGGCAGCTGCCATACAGGCACGGATGCCAGCGGATAGGTGCAGCTCGCTCGTAGCAGCGTCCACAACAGGCAGCGCGGGGTAATCCGCTGCATCAGCCGCAGCAAGCCCGTAGGAGCCCGCGGAAGCCGTCAGAGCGCCATCTGCGAGGGTCAGAGCCTCATCGCCATCAAAGCGGCTCACAAGGCCAGCCAGCAGCCGATACGGCAGCGCTACAGCGCCATCGGTATCCACTGCGGCTGGGATGGTGACGGTGATGCCGAGATCAAGGTTGAAGCCGGTGATGGTCATGACGCCACCAGCGGCTTGGATCAAGCAGCAGTCAAGGATCGGATGGCTGCTGCGATGGCCAACGGCAGGCGCAATGGTGCGCAGCGCGTGATCGAGATCGGCTTGGCAGGTAACGGCTTTCATTTGACAGTGGCGGCAGTGATGAGGCTGGTGATGATGCGTTCGTAATCAGCGGCGAAGCTATCCACAAGCTCCATGGGTAGCGGTACGCCGTCATCAATGGCGTTGTCGGCAATGGCTGCGGCGTACGCCACTGCCTGGGTCATGGTCTCATGCAGCCGATTGATCACCGGCTGCTGCTTGGCTGGAATGTGAATGAGCGATGACATATGCAACGAGAGTTTCAACGTGTCGGCGGTTCAGGTCACCACGCATGAAGGCGCAGGCGTCCGCCACCAGCGCATGGTAAGCCGCCGTGGTCAATCCTGCAACAACCCCACCACTCAAAGCACGCTGCCGGATCAGATGCGCACGCGGCATCCCATGCGCTGCTGCTTCAGCGTTCAGCCGCGCCAGGTCGTCAGCGGTGACATTGATCTTGATTTCGGGCATTCAGTGGTTCCAATCGAGGCGGAGCATAGGCAAAAAGCGGCGTCCTAACGCAGGTTGTGAGGTTCGGACGGTGAGACGCCTTGCGGCCACTGGGCTTGTCCTACCGTCCTACCGTCCTAACCTCTTAATAAAATGGGATAAAGAGGGGGAGAGGGAGGGGATTAGGAAACTCTTAAACCCTATGTAGGACCAGACGGGGATAGGACGGCCCAAAACCCAGTCACTGCAATGGATCTCGCCGTCCGCACCCACTTAGGACGGGGCGTAGTGCCAGCGTCTCTTGCCTGTCGCCTCTCGTTTGCGGACCAACCCGAGATCCTTGAGAATCGCAGCCACCTGCATCTGGTCCGATCGGTTCTGGCGCTCCAGTGGTTTTTTGATTCCGTGAGTAAGAACGTCCTCAATCGTGAGCACATCACTAGAGCGCCTGCGGGCAAGGTATTCGTCAATGGCACTACGCCATGGCGAGTCAATCACGTAGTTATCATTCTCTTCGGTCACCTTGACTTCCATCTCAACAGGTAGCCGGTTGGTCTCGCCTGCCCTGTAGGCATGTACAACAGCGGACCAAATCGCATCGCGTTCAAGCATTAGCGAAGCGGTATCAATCTGGTCCTGCTGCGTCTTAGTGGTCGGGATTACCCAGAAGCGGCGGTTGCCGGTTTCATCCACTAGAAACCCAGTGGTTTTGTTAGTTGTACCAACGATGATGCCACGCCTTGGGAATGACTCAACTTCCTTGCCATAGGGCACGCGGATTAGATCAATAGCCTGCGAAAGAAAGGCTTTTACCTGTCCGGCATGGCGCCTACCTGTGATGTGGTCAAGCTCCGCCCATTCCATCATCCACGACCGATGGAGCACCATTACGTCGTCTTTTGTGCTGATGTCGCCTAACGCATCTGAGAAGAACGGGCCACCTAGGCAACCCCAGAAGCTGGACTTGTAGGCACCTTGATCGCCCATCAATACGCAGGCGGTGTCGTGCTTGCAGCCAGGATTGAAGGCACGCGCCACAGCACCGATCAGCGTGCGCTTGAGCATCTCGTCATAGATGGTCGGCTCTGGCAGCGCGGCATCACACGGCCGCAGGTAAGCGGTGGCCAGCCTGTCGATGTAGGTCGGTGCAACGTGGTCGGCGCAGTGCTCTAGGTAAAGGCGCACCGGGTCATATGGCTTCTCGCTTGCCACTTGGACCAAGCAATCAATGGCAAGCTCCTTGCCGACCTTGTAGCCCTGCTCTGCCAACTTGAGGTAATAGCGGTCGACGCCTTCGATCACTTGGTTATCGACCTCGATCTGCTGGGTAAAGATGTTGAGCCTGATGTCGCCGGCATTGCGACGCAGGTACTCCAACAGCTCAGCAGCCTCTAGCTTTTGCGGGCTGCCGCCTACTGGCGCACGACCGCCTGACTGCGGATCGGGATCAGCAATGCGACCACTAGGCTCACGCCGCACCGGGCTGGCGCTACGCCATCCGTCTTTCTTGGCCATGTTGCCAAGCGTGCCGAGCGTGATGCCGGATTTCTTAAAGCTTCGCCATTTGCGCTGGCAGTCACTGGGTTTGTGCTTAGCGGACTGCGCCGACCACTGCTCCCATTGATCGAGCAGGCTGTCATCGCCGACGCTGTGAAGCGACATGCCAACCGCAAGCCAGTCGTCGTAGTCATCAGCGCGGTTGGCATCCAATGCGGCGAGGTATGACCGCGCGCGATCTGCATCGCCCTGCGGGTCAGGCATCTGGACTAGCTCGGCGCGTACCGGCTGCGGCTGCGGCTTGAGCATCCGCTCAATCAATCCAAGCGGCGCTTCTGCTATGTCGCGGTCACCTGGCCCATGGTCTGGCACCCAGTAGTAGCCGGTGGTTTGTGGGTGTGCCCCGGCTACGACAGACTGGCAGCCGTTCCATCGCAACTCCACTTGCTCGGCCTTGCCGTCGTCATCAATGACGCCGGTCTTGTATTTGCGCGTGGCGATCGCATCCCAGTACTGCTCAGGCACGCGGTAGATGATTTGCATCCGGCCATCGCGGCCTGATTTGACCACCCAACTGCGCGGCAGGGATGACAGCGGCAGATCCCACTCGGCCAAGAGCGTGCTGGCTGACTTGCCATCGTGGTCCAAAAACAACAGACCACCAGACGGCACGCCGCAGCAAACACCAATGGCACGTGCGCGACCGCTGCTCAGTTCAGCCAGTAGCGCATCCTTATTAAGTGGGTTGTCTTGCCACGCCGACTGATACGGACGCTTTTGCCCATCCACGGCGACATAACCCCAGTCATCGGGCAGGCGGGCCAATTCTTGCTGCAGGCTCACTTGGACTCCTTAAGCGCCTGTTCAAGCAGCAATCGGATAGCAGTGGCACGATTCATGCGATCACCACGCCAGGAATCCAGTTGCCGCAATAGGTCTGGAGTCAGGCGTATATGCGTTGGATGGCTAAGGCGCACTGGTTTCGACTACAGGCTTGCAAAGCGTAGCAACAACTGCTACGGTTGCAAGTGGCTGCACACCGCCATGACCTACCAAGACTTCCTAGCTTCCAAATCCACTGCAGCACCTGTTGCCGGCTTTGACCCGCAGCAGTTCACAGCGCCGCTGTTCCCCTTTCAGCGGGACATCGTGACCATGGCTTGCCGTGTCGGCAAGTTCTGCATCTGGGCCGACTGCGGCATGGGTAAAACCGCCATGCAGCTCGAATGGGCGCATCAGGTGCATCAGCACACTGGCGCCAACGTGCTGGTGCTGGCACCACTTGCTGTGGCGCATCAAACCGTGCGCGAGGGCAGCAAGTTCGGCATCCCATGCGCGTTCGCTGCCACGCAGGCCGAGGTCAAGCCCGGCATCAC